CAGTCATTCGAAAAGATAAGGATACTGGCAGCGAACTGAAACGAATGAATGTTCCGATCATATATGGTCCCAAAGATAAGTATATAACCCGAATTAATTCTGATCCTGATCTTCAAAGAGAAACACAGATTACACTTCCCCGCATGTCATTTGAGATTCGGAGCATGGCATATGATGCTACTAGGAAACAGAATTCACTCCTTCGCCATGCTAAAGCAGATAGTGCATCCAAGTCAAATTCGATGTATATGGGCGTGCCCTATGATCTAACATTTGAACTGAACATCTATGCTAAGAATATCGATGATGGTACTCATATTGTCGAGCAAATATTACCATATTTTAATCCAGACTATACAGTGACGATCAATGCTATACCTGAACTTGGATTCCTCAAAGATGTTCCTGTCATATTGACTAGTGTATCAAACAATGTTGAGTATGAGGGAAACTTTGATTCTGTTCGGTATATACACTGGACACTTGCATTTACAGTCAAGGCTAACTATTATGGGCCCATTTCTAAGCCCAAGATTATCAAGAGAAGCATCACAAATATATTCAATGATCCGTCTATTGTTCGGGGGAACATAATAAGAATAAATACTGAGAATGGTAACAATGGCACATTCATGATTCAAGATACAATATATCAGGGAAGTAACCCATCGACTGCTAATGCATACGGCATTGTCATGAGCTGGAATCCGACTATAAATAAACTTGAAATAGGAGCAGCCCAGGGAACATTTAATGTCGGAAATAAAATAAAAGCAACATCAACAAATGCTTCATACACTATCGAGAGCTTTGATGCTACACCACTTAAGTTGGCTGTAATTGATATTACTCCTAAGCCTAATACTGCTCAGCCCGGAGAGGACTTTGGTTACACTACTGTTATTACAGAATGGCCGAATACATAATCATGAAAACAGGTGATGCACTATCTAATGCTTTAGGTATAGAGAATATTGTTGATATTATACCAGCAGCAGCTAAAAAGCTACCGCTAGTTGTCCGATCCGAGCAAACAGTTATTGATGCTCCTACTGAGAATCAGGCTGATCAAGATGAGGACTATCGATTAGCACGAAGAACATTCCGCGACCTTATCAATAAAGGTAATGATGCTATTGAGGGTATCGGAGATTTAGCTAAAGAAAGTGAATCGCCACGAGCATATGAAGTTATGGCAACACTGATGAAAACTGTTGCTGATACCACTAAAGACCTTTTTGATCTTCAGAAAAAGACAAAGGATCTAAAAGGTGGTGACAATAATAAGAAACTTGATGAAACAAATGTAACTATCGACAAAGCAGTTTTTGTGGGCACAACAGCAGAATTACTTCATCAATTGAAGAATAGGTAATGTTACATATCATCAGCACTATGCAAGATAATTTTATAGAATTCATCGAGCAAGATCCTGTCAGGCCTGAAATATCAGCAGAATCGAGAATTGGTAAAAACAAAGAAGTTATTGTGCTACTCGACACTGAAATTTCTCAATTACCTCTTTCAATCATATGTGTGAGTTATCAAAACATTATACCCAATAGTACAGAGCAGCTATTTGAAGATTGTCTGATTCCTGACATTGCAGTATTTTATAGTGTATGGAGTTATGCTCCGGGCTGTGGGCGGAATATAATATTAAAGATGGCAAATTATATGATGAAACATAAACCTGAAATCAGAAGAATGATAACGCTTAGCCCATCGACAGATATAGTCAAAAAATTTCATATTGATAACGGCGCTTCTGAATACAGAGTGAATGTGAATACGACTAATTATGAATACTATTTCAAATAAATATATTAGTTAAAGAATAGGTAAATAATGGTTAAAAATCTGGGATATAATGGCAACCCTAGGCTTCGAAGAGCATTCACTAATATTGCTATGTCTCAGTATGAGATCGATGAATATGCGAAATGCATGGCCGATCCGATATATTTCATCAAAACATATATGAAAATTGTTGTTCTTGGTAAAGGCGTTCAACCATTTCTACTATATGATTTTCAAGAAGAAATGATTCATACATTTCAGAAAAATCGATTTGTTATATGTAAGATTCCTAGACAAAGTGGGAAATCTATTACAACTATCGCGTATCTTCTCCATTCTTTGTTGTTTAATGAAAACTTTAATATGGCAGTTCTGGCTCATAAAGGCGCCGCGGCCAATGGCCTACTCCAAAGACTTAAATTAGCATATGAAAATCTACCTACATGGCTCCAATCGGGTATTATTGAATGGAACAAAGGTAATATTGAGCTAGAGAATGGATCAAAGATCGGCGCATTTGCTACATCAGCAGACGGTCTTCGGTCAGGTTCATATGATATGATCCTTCTTGACGAATTCGCATTCGTTCCAAATAATGTAGCAGAAGAGTTCTTTACTTCAACATATCCAGTTATTACTGCTGGTACAGACACTAAGATTATCATTGTTTCTACTCCCAAAGGCATGAATCATTTCTATACTATGTGGAATAATGCTGAAAGAAAGAAATCGGATTATGTGCCTATTGAAGTACATTGGTCTGCTATTCCTGGTAGAGATGAAGCATGGAAAGAAGAGACTATCCGAAATACATCACCTGAACAATTCCAACAAGAATTTAATGTAGAATTTCTCGGATCGACTAATACTTTGATCAGCGGACCTAAAATCAAACAAATGTTTGCTACTTCAAAAGATGCTATTGCTCATGATAGTAATATGGATATAATAGAAATGCCAGTTCCTGGTAATACATATGTTCTAACAGCAGATGTAGCAGAGGGGCAAGGATTAGACTATTCGACATTTTCAATCATCGATGTGACAAGCATTCCATATAAGCAAGTCGCTAAGTATAGGAATAATACTATATCACCTATGCTATTCCCAACAGTGCTATACACTGCTGGCATGAAATATAATGAAGCTTTTATATTAGTAGAAATCAATTCTATTGGGCTCCAGGTAGCAGATATTCTCCATTATGAGTTGAACTATGACAATCTAATCAAAATTCAAATGAGGGGTAAACAAGGCCAGCAATTTACAGGTGGCTATACTAGAAGGATCGCATATGGGCTTAAAACTTCTGTCCAGACTAAGAAAATAGGGTGTGCTAATCTTAAAACGCTTATCGAATCGGATAAGTTGCTAGTATATGATGAAGACACTATCAAAGAATTCACTACATTTTCATCAAGTAAAGCATCATTTGCTGCTGAAGAAGGATCCCATGATGACCTGGCTATGACTATGGTCCATTTCGGCTGGTTAGCATCTCAGAAGTATTTCAAGCAAAATATAAATAATGATATACGGCAAGTCCTCCAGAAAGAACAGCTTGAAGTCATGGATAATGATATAGTACCCTTTGGAATCATCGATAATGGGTTAAATGACAATCTTGATAATGACATGGGAGATAAAGAATTGTGGGTACTGGATAGAAAAAGACAATATGTATTTGATAATGTCGATTTTGATACACTGAGTAATAAGCATAGGTTGTGATATTATGTTGAATAGTGTAAAAAACTAAATATATATTATACGAGATATAATAATAAACCTTCCTAAAAGGAGATAAAAAATGGCGTTTCAACTATCACCAGGTGTCAATGTATCTGAAATCGATCTAAGTACGAATGTTCCAGCAGTAGGAACAACGGAAGGCGCGTATGTAGGAAACTTTGTTTGGGGACCTGCTAATAAAATTATCAATGTTTCGAACGAGAATGAGCTTGTCCAACTTTTTGGCAAGCCAGATTCTAACACATTCGTTTCATTCTTTACAGCAGCTAACTTCCTATCATATGCTCAGAATCTTCGTCTTGTCCGTTCTGCTAACACAAGCAATTTATTAAATGCAACATCTGCTGGGCAAGCGCTGTCGATTGCTAACCGCGACGTTTACGAAGCATCATATCTTGCAGTGCCAAATTCAAACACATATGGTATGTTCGCAGCTAGATATCCTGGTAAAATAGGAAACAGCCTGAAAGTATCGCTCTATGCAGGAAATAGTGCTACAGCTTGCACTGCCTGGTCTTCTGGTATTTGGACATACTATGATCAGTTCCCTTCGCGCCCGACGACATCATTAAATGTAGCTGGCGTTGGCGGCGCGAATGATGAAATGCACATCATTGTTATTGATGAAGAGGGCAGGTTTACTGGTACTGCAAATACTGTTCTAGAAAAGTTTGCTTATGTATCAAAGGCCTCAGATGCTAAGACTGACGATGGCTCTTCGAACTACTATGTAAATGTCATTAATGACACGTCACAGTATATTTACATCATGAATCATGCACAAGCTGCAAATCTAAGCCCTGATACAATTACTTGGGGTACACAAGCATCAAATACAGCTTTCACACAATCAAATGCAGTATATACAGCATCATTGTCCAATGGTACTTTCAATATGGCAAGTCAAGGTGATATTACCTTAATGTATGATATGTTTAAAAATCCAGCAGAAGCTGATATTTCACTAATTCTTACAGGCGATCATAATGCTGTAGTTCAGCAATATATCATTGATAATATTTGCGAAGTAAGAAAAGATTGTGTAGCATTTATTTCACCAACAAAAGCTAATACTGTAAACAATATCGGTAATGAAACTACCGATATTATTGCTTATAGAAATGCTCTAGGCAGATCAACATCATATGCTGTGATGGACTCAACTTGGAAATATCAATTCGATAAGTATAACAATGTGTATCGTTGGTTACCAATGAATGGAGATATTGCAGGGCTTTGTGTCCGAACGGATCTTACTACAGATACATGGTTTTCTCCAGCAGGATTAAGCCGAGGACGTATTAAGAATGTCATTAAGCTAGGTTGGAATCCAACCCAGGGCAACAGAGATGATCTCTACAAGAATAGCATCAATCCTATTGTTACTTTCCCAGGCGAAGGTACTATTCTATATGGAGATAAAACTCTTCTTTCTAAGCCATCATCTTTTGATAGAATAAATGTTCGCAGACTTTTCATCGTTCTTGAAAAAGCTATCGCAAAAGCATCAAGAGCTTCACTATTTGAATTCAATGATGAATTTACACGCGCACAATTCATATCACTCGTTGAGCCATTTCTCCGGACTGTCAAGGGTCGTCGCGGTATCTATGATTACCGTGTTGTTTGTGACGCTACAAATAATACTCCTGATGTTATTGATGGGAATCGATTTATCGGTGACATTTATATCAAGCCAGCGCGGGCCATAAATTTTATTCAATTGAATTTTGTGGCCGTAAGGACGGGCGTAGCTTTTGAAGAAATTGTTGGGCGCTTCTAATAATATAATATAAATATAAGAAAAAAGGAGTTAAAAATATGGCTTTTCAAGTACAAGAGTTTAGGGCCCAGATGACAGAGGATGGTGCGCGTCCAAATTTATTCCAATGCTCGCTAAATTTTCCTATCATCGCTACTAATTCTTCGGCATCAACAGGATTCGCATCTGGTCAAGGTGCTTCTAGAAAATTCACATTCATGTGTAAGACAGGAAGTTTACCTGGATCAGCAGTGAGTCATGTACCTGTATTCTACTTTGGTCGTGAGCTTAAGTTTGCTGGTAACAGACAGTTTCCGGAATGGAGTGTAACAATTATCAATGATGAGGACTTTATAATTCGGAATGCACTTGAGAAGTGGATGAGTGGTATAAATTCACACTATAGTAATGTTAGGAATGCAGCATTCACACAAGGCGATGGTGGATATCAGCAAGACGGCACTGTTATACAATACGGTAAAACCGGCAAAGTTCTTAAGAAATATAACTTTGTTGGATTGTTCCCAGTTGATATTAGCCCGATTGAACTTGATTGGGGTGCAAACGACTCGATTGAAGAATATTCAGTGACTTTTGCCTATCAATGGTGGGAGAGTGATACAACCGATGCTAGTACTAATGTTATTCCAATAGCCGGTTAAAATAAGTTATATATAATTATAACGAGGAGATCGATTCTCCTCGTTAATCACCGGAGAATTATGAATGGCATTAACTCTATTCGGTTTCGAAATTGGTCGCGCCAATAAACAAACTTCGCAAGACCAAGACATTAAAAACAAAACATTCTCTATTCCTGAGAATATGGATGGTGCTGTCACGATCCAATCAGGATCGTATTATGGCACATATGTCGATCTGGATGGTGTTGTTCGAAATGAAATCGAGCTGATCACTCGGTATCGCGAAATGTCAATGCAACCCGAACTTGAAACAGCTATTGATGATGTTGTCAATGAATCTATTGTCAATGACGATAACGGCAAAGGTGTTGAGTTAAATCTGGATGACCTAAAACAACCCGATACAATCAAAAAAAGAATCAATGAAGAATTCGATTTTATCCTTAAGTTACTAGATTTCGGTAATATGGGGCATGATATTTATAGGCGTTGGTATATTGATGGGCGCTTATTTTACCATGTAGTCATTAATGATAAAAGCCCTCAGAGAGGAATTGAAGAGCTAAGATATATCGATCCTCGGCGGATCCGCAAGATTCGTGAAATTCAAAAAACAAAAGATAGCAGAACTGGCATGGAAATTATTAAGCGCCAGTCAGAATATTATCTTTATAATGAAAGAGGCGTGATCGGTGCACATTCGAATCTAGGCGCAAAGATAGCAGTAGATGCTGTTGTCAATGTTAATTCTGGCCTTATGGATGGTAAGAGAGCGATGGTGCTTTCATATTTACATAAAGCTATCAAGCCACTCAATCAACTAAGAATGGTCGAAGATGCTACAGTCATTTATAGACTGTCTCGGGCACCTGAACGCCGTGTATTCTATGTTGATGTTGGTAATATGTCAACTATCAAAGCCGAACAATATCTTCGTGATACAATGGTCAAATATCGAAATAAGTTAGTATATGATTCAAGCACAGGTGAAATAAAAGATGATCGAAAGCACCTCTCAATGCTCGAAGATTTTTGGTTGCCCAGGAGGGAAGGTTCCAAAGGAACCGAGATCACGACATTACCTGGTGCTATGAATTTAGGCGAACTTGAAGATGTTAAGTATTTCGAAAAGAAACTATATCGGGCCCTAGGCGTTCCGGTATCACGTCTTGAATCATCAACTGGATTCTCATTGGGTCGCACAACAGAAATTACACGGGATGAACTTAAGTTCAATAAGTTTGTCCAACGGTTAAGAAATAAATTCTCAACATTATTTGATGATCTTCTCCGTGTTCAACTATTGCTCAAAAAAGTGTGTACAGAAGAAGAGTGGAAAACATTTAAAGAGGATATCTGGTACGATTATAAGAAAGATAATAATTTTACTGAACTTAAAGAAGCTGAATTAATAACAGCTAGAATGCAGACATTGCAGCTAGTCGATCCGTATGTTGGTCGATATTATTCTGCTGAATGGGTCAAAAGGAATATTCTGCAACAGACCGATGAGGATATTGAAGAAATAAATGCTCAGATGGCTAATGAAGCTGCTTCTGCACAACCCACAGATGCAAATGGTAATCCAGTCCAGCTGGATGCTAATGGGCAACCTGTTCAAGCACAAGTGCCAGCTAATGCTCCGCCTCCTACGCCAAGTCAAGATGTTCAACAACAGCAGCCACAACAACAACAACAAGAAGATGGTAGCACAAAAGAACAAGAAGATCCATTGATTGATAAAAAGAAAATGAGATTCATCAATGATACGATGGAAATCGCATAATATGTCAATTTCCAAATTCAGTCAGTTTCTGAATGAGGGGCTTACAGCATCGATGATGACAGAACCATCATCAGAAGCTGCTAAGATGGCTAAAACTATGAGTCTCACATATGTTGGATTTGGTCGCTATGCAGATAAAACAGGTGCTGTCAAGTATATTGTCAAGAATGATAAGCTTTTACCATTCAAGGGGCAACAAGAAGATGGTAAAACACTCCAGTCAATTGATGATAATATAGCTAAGACAACTGCTAAAACTAGTGTGGATAGCTTTAAGCACTTTGATCAAGAGAAAAAGAAAACTATTCGGGCAATTAAGACAGATGATGATATAAAAAATAGTTATCAGAAAAAGAACACAAAAGAAGTTATAGCACTTGCTACTCAATTAAGTAGTTTTTATCAACCAAATCTATTTACTCCAGAAGAAGTTGATGCTATCAAAGCATATACTGGAACAGACTTTACTAGTATTAATCGATATCTATACAAAGGATTTGATCCAGAGACACAACCAGATCAGGCCAATGTTGTAGCGCAAAAAATACAAAATATCGATGCTGCTTTTGAAGAGACTGGCGCCCCATTTGGTTATACTACATATACTGGATTGTCGGCCAGATACGACTTTAGAAAAATTAAATCAGGCAAAGATTATATCTTTAGAGGATATATATCAACATCATTAGATCATGATACAGCTATCGATCAGTTTTCAGATTTAAATCAAGAAGCCGGCGTCGTATTTGAAATAGATATTGAAGAGGGTCAAAAATCGATATATGTAGATAATATATCTGATGCTACAGGCGAGATGGAAACGCTATTACCGCGTGGGACAAAGTTAAGAGTTGTATCAGGTCCTCATATGGTAGATTCAACTATCACTCAAACCAGCGATAGTGTAAGTAAACAAGTAGCATTATTCAAGTGTTCTATAATAGAAGAATAAATATACTAAAAGGAGATATGAGTATGAGCGTCCAAAAAGCTATCAAGAGTATCATTAGTAATAATCTAGATGAAATGAAGACGAACTTCAATGCATCCCTTACAACTAAGGCTGTAGAAAAGCTTGAAGAAAGAAAGATTGTAATGGCCCAGCAATATTTCGGGCAGAAAAAGGCTTAGTATAATGATTAATATCAAGCAGATTAGAGAGTCTTATAATCTTATAGTTGAAAAAGACGATGATATGCGGAAACTAACTGCTTTGGCCCGCTCTGGTCTGTTTGATGTTAAAAAGATACCCATGCTTAAAAGAGCTTTGCAAAAAGATTCGGGTAAATTAAGCCCTGTTGAAAGAAAGCTTCTCCTTGATCTTCTTGATTCGCTCATGGACGAAGTTCTTCACTCACAGCAAGTATACACTAAAGTCAAGCAAGATGTTATGCGGCATGATATGCATGAGAATAAACAAGACGATTATCTAAGCAAATATGATCCTCGTGGCGATAAAGAATATGATAATAAAAGAATGCCTGCTATTATACTTCTAAAGCGTAAAGCTATTCGTGTATATCCAGATCATCAAAAAGTTGCTTTATATTATTCACAGGCTCTTGACAAGTATATCACTATACCTTTTGGTGAAAATGTAACAGGTATTAATGAAGATAATCTCGAAGAGATATCTCAAGCATTGGCTCAAAGAGCTGCGGTTGAGCGTGCCAAACAATCTGTTCCTACAGATGATACTCCTGAAGAAGCAGCAAGAGCAGCAATAGCAGGTGAAAAATCTAATCAAATAATTAAGCACATGGGTAATAAAATTAAATTTGGGCCTGTTGGACCGAATGGACCTCAAAAACCTGGATACAGTAGGTCATGGGGAGGTAAAAATGCTCAAGTGGGAGCAAGAGCCGCGGCTAATAAAGCAATTACTGATATTAAAAATAATTCAAAAAAATCTGCGTTTGATAATGTTCCATCTGGATGGGAAGGCGTAGGCCATCTCGGAGCACATGGCGCGGTTGGCGCAATGAAGCTGATCGGGCGTGTAACAGGAAAATTCGCACAAACAATTGCGCCCAAAACATCAGATAAGGTTGCATCGGGAGTTAGTAATGCTGTAAAATCCGCAGTAACTGGCGCAAGAAAATTTGGTACAGCAACAGGAATTTTATCAGAAGTAAAAGAAGAGTCTTCCGTAAAATCTAAATTTTATAAAAAAATAGAAGAGAAGAGAGAATACGGCGGCATTGATCTCGCCGCCGATCTTGCTAGTTTTATTCCTGGACCGCCAGGATCAATCGCAAGTTTAGGATCAGCAGGTTTATCGCTTTCAAGAGGAGATTATGTTGGTGCTGGACTTGATGCGTTGGGTGCACTACCAGTGGTAGGATATGCAGCATCAGCAGCTAAAGCTGCTAAAATGGCTAATCTTGCATCTAAGGTTAGTAAGGTTGCTGATGTTAGTAAGGTTGCTGATGTTAGTAAGGTTAATAAGGTTGCTGATGTTAGTAAGGTTTCTAAGGTTAATAAGGTTGCTGATGTTAGTAAGGTTGCAAAATTTGCCGGTCTTGCTGCGCTTGGCGGCGGTTCTGATAGTAACTCATCTGCGTCACCAACAAGCACTACAGGTCCTAGTACACCTTATGATATGGAAAATAATACTAAAACAAACAAAGCGTTTGCTGGACAAACGACAACACAAGGGCAGTTTATTAGTCCAACACAACAAGTTGATTGGAATAAAAGTATAACAAAACCACAAACTCAATCTGAAGGTTTTGCTAATAAATTGGGTGGTGGTTTAGCTCGGATAGCTGGTTCTGTGGGTGGTGCTGTTCTTAGAGGTTCTTCTGGAAGCGAAGAGGCTCCAGTATCAACAAGCACTACAGGTCCTAGGACACCTTATGACATACGAAATAGCACTAAAACATCTACGGCTCTTATAGCACCTGGAGCAGTACAAGGAGGAATGAGTCCTGTCGCACAAGTTCGATATAATAGAGCATTGACGGGAAAACCTGTAAGTGAAACTATCATAAATCAGATCAGAGAATTCGTCAAAAGCGGCTCATCCAATAATATTGTTGTAAATGAGAATCTAATTGATATAAATACTAATATTGCAGAAAAGGTTCTTACTGTATATGAATCTTTGAATACTGAGAATAAAGCTAAGTTTGAGAAAATGCTGAGTGAGAGCAAAGAATCATTCAGAAAAGCAGTCAATTTCGCACTGGGGTATTAATAAATGGCAAATGTAATTAAACAACAAAACATAATCGATACAGCTAAAAGATCATTACTCAAGTATGTTTTTGTTTCTGATGGTAGTGCTGATGCAAATACAGTATTACTGGATGCATCATTACTAGCATATTCATTAAATGCTAATGGTCAAATCAAGACGGGTGGTACAGATAGAAAGTCTAATTATAGAACAACGATTAAGAGAATTGCTGGTGCATCCCAATCAAACAATGGCATATCTACTCTGCAATGGCATGGTACTGCTGCTCAAACTAATGTAGCAATAGTTACATTTGGTAAAAGTAATAGATTCGATTATGACTTCCAGAGCATGGGTGATGGCGCAACCATTTCTAATCCTAATGCTGTTGCTAATACAACAGGTAATGTAATGATAACTACAGCAGGATATGCAGCCGGAGAAACATTTACTCTGTTTATCGATCTACGCAAGAATAGCGCAGATTATGAAGCAGGGCAGATTGCTGATCCAGTAGCATTCAATCTCGGCCCAGCACAATGACAAAAATAATCCATGATATTATCAATAAGAATTTTAGTGGTGCTGAAAAGCTTGTCCGTGAAAATCTAGAGTATATCGCAGAGCGCAAGATCATCGAGATGAAAAAGATGATTGCTGCTAAGAATGTTATTAAAGAAGAGTCTGCTATTTTTGAACTCGATACTAGTAATATGAGAAGAAGCGATAATGTTGAAGATAGACGCGATGAAGTCCTTAAAATGCCAGATGATCCAATCCGTGATTTAATTAATTCTACTAATAAATCTAAAAATATACCAGATGAAACACCTAATGATCGCGTCAAAGGTGGTTTTGATGCTATGTTCAATCCAAACAATGTAAATCGCGACAGCAAAGGTGATCGGGATCAACTTAAAGAAAAAGCTCCTCCTGGTGCTAAGTATGAAAGAATGGTTAAGCACATCAAAGCTAAATATGCAAAGAATGGATTGACAGATAAAGAAAAATCTATCGCATATGCTACTGCATGGAAAGCCAAGAATTCTACCATGGAAGAAGAAGATAGCGCTGGCGATGAAAGTTCTATGGCTCGGTCTGAATTAATGGCGCTTACTAAAGATGCTAAGAACATTATGTCTAAAATTAAAGGTAATAAAGAACTTGAAGCTTGGACACAATCTAAAATTACAAAAGCAGCAGACTATATGAATTCTGTGTCTGATTATATGCAAGATAACGACCAAATTGATGAGAATGTTGATTATAAAATGTCTTATATAAAATCTCATCCTAAACATGTAGAGATCCATCATGTTACTATGTCCGGTCATGATAATCCTCATAAAACTCCGGAGCGGGCTAAACAACAAGTGCTCAGTAATCCAAAGCATAAAGAACTAAAAAATCAAGGATATTCAATCCATTCATATGGGAAACATAGTGAACCTACAGATTACTATACTCGGCCTGTCGAGATAACAAAAGAAAAAAAATCACTTGATGAAGCTCTTCCGAAAGTATACGGATCAAACAAGCTTGTTGCTCGTAAGCGTATGGAAGCTGATAGGGCAAGACAAAAACGCCCTATGATTAAAGTTAGCACAGATAAAGATATTGGATACAAAATATCTGATATTGGACCTGGTCAAAAAGAACATAATACAAAGACTCATAACTGGAATGTTAAAGAAGAAACTCTTGATGAAGCTAGATTCAAAATTGTCAGGGCTCGTATACGAAATGGTGTTGTTCAACGGCGCAAGAAAGTATCGACTGCACCTGGTCTAACATTTCGCGGAGGCAAACTTACTCGGATGTCTCCTGCTGAAAGACGGCATAGAAAAATGGGCCAACGAAGAGGTAAACTCAAGCGCCGGGCTAAACTATCCAGAACACTCCGGAAGAGAACTATGTCGCTGAGAAAAAGATCCAGATTAGGAATTAAATAATATGAAGTTAATCAAAGAACAAGTTAACGACATTCGATATTTTATGACTGAAGACGCTAAGACTGGCAAAAAAGAACCACATATCGAGGGTATCTTTCTCCAGAGCGAAGTCAAGAATAAGAATGGTCGGATGTATCCTCGGCATATTCTTGAAAAAGAAGTCAATAGATATAATACTGACTATGTAAACAAGAATAGAGCATTCGGGGAATTAGGACATCCAGATTCACCTACAATCAATTTAGACCGTGTATCACATATGATCACAAGCCTTCGAGCAGATGGCAATAATTTTATTGGTAAAGCGAAGATATTAGATACTCCTAATGGTAAGATTGTTAAGAGTTTATTAGATGGTGGAGCTAGTCTTGGTGTGTCTACAAGAGGCGTAGGGTCTCTTCGCGCACACAATGGCTATCAACTTGTCCAGGATGACTTTCATTTGGCTACAGCAGCCGATATTGTGGCAGATCCTTCGGCGCCTGAAGCATTTGTCCGAGGCATTATGGAAAACTGCGACTGGATCCTTGAGAATGGCAAATGGACTATGTATCAGTACGATAAAGCAAAGAAAATGATATCTGAAGCTTCTCGGAATGATATAGAAGCTGTGGCTCTTAAAGTATTCACAAACTTCATCTCTAAACTCTAAGTAACATAAATAATATTAATATAAAGGAGAAATCTACCATGGCTAAGTCACTATCTGAAACTGCAAAGGCTATTCTTATGAAGGAGTCGAACGATTCGTCTCCTGATCGAGATGCGAACAACACAAATCCAAATTCAGCAACTCTTCACCCAAAGTCTAACCCAGACGACAGCAAAGCATTTGCTAATCCAGGAGCAGATTCTCCATCAGACAATGATGTTGAAGACCTTGGTCCAGCACTAGTTAAGCAAGGAGATGTTCCTCCTTCAGCTAAAGCTTCGAAGAAGATTGGCAAAGATACTAGTGCATCTTCACAGTCATCCCGCAAAGCTGCTCCGGCAGAGAAGTCAGCTTCTGCTGAAGCTATGGAAGAAGATTTTGAAATCTCAGAAGAGCTTCAGGACTTTATCCAAGAAAAGATGGAAGAAGGTCTAACCGAAGATCAGATCGCTGAAGCTATCGAAGCAAACTTTGAAATGGTATCAGAAGATACTGCTGAAGAGTCTGTTCAAAATGAAGAAATAGCTCAAGAGAAAGTTGCTAAGATCGATATGTCCGAGCACATTGAAGCACTCCTTCAGGGCGAAGACCTTTCAGAAGAATTTAAGGAAAAGGCTACAACAATCTTCGAAGCTGCTGTTCAGCAGAAGGTCGAAGAAGAACTAGTCAAGATCCAAGAAGCATATGCTGAGACACTTGAAGAGCAAGTCCAGGAAATCACTGAGAATCTTTCTTCAAATGTTGATGATTATCTCAACTATGTTGTTGAGCAATGGGTTACAGAAAACGAAGTTGCTATCGAGAATGGCCTTCGCACAGAACTAACCGAAGACTTTATCACTGGTCTCCGCCAACTTTTCGCAGAGAACTATATCGATATCCCAGAAGATAAGGTTTCCGTCATAGAAGAGCTAGGATCAAAAGTTACAGAACTTGAGAGCAAGCTCAACGAAGAAATTAGCCGAAATGTTCATCTCAATAAAACACTCGGCGAATCAAAGCAGTTTGAAGTATTAGCTAATGCTTGTGATGGGCTAACTGATACTCAGGCTGAAAAGCTTAAGACACTTTCAGAAGGCGTTGAATTTACTTCTGAGGGCGAATTTACAAAAAAGATAATGACACTAAGAGAGAACTATTTCCCAATTCGATCAACAGGCGAAGGTAACTTAGCACTTGATAGAGCGGAAATAGAATCGAGCCCTGATGGCCGCGTGCTTAATGAAAATCTACAAGGCCCAATGGCTCGATATGTGCAAACTCTTGGTCGGAAACTACCTAACTAATAAATGCGGGCCACGGTGCTGTAACACCCGCCCGCTCTAATACCTAAAAAGGAGGTATCAGTATGTATTATATATATGCTTATTTAAGAAAGAGAGATTTAACACCTTATTATATAGGAAAAGGTAAAAATAACAGGATAAACGAAAAACATAAAGGTTTATCAATTCCTAAAAATAAGGCTTTAAGAGTTGTAATGGAATCTGATTTAACTAATCTTGGTGCGTGTGCGTTAGAAAGAAGATATATTCGTTGGTATGGTAGAAAAGATATAGGAATTGGCATTCTATTAAATAAAACAGATGGTGGTGATGGTTGGTTTTCAAAACATTCTGAAGATACTAAAAAAAGAATGAGTATTAAACGTAAAGGTGTTAAAAAATCGACCAGAACTAAAGACCATCAAGAAAAGTTAACTTGTAATGCTAAAAGTTGGGAAATAATATTTCCAAATGGAGAAATAAAAATTATAAATAACTTAAGAAAGTTTGCGAAAGAAAACAATTTATGCGAATTTGCTCTAAGATCAGTAGCATATGGCATACAAAATAGAAAACAACACAAAGGGCATAAAGTAAAATTACTTTATGCATAATAAGAAAGGTACTAAAACTATGTATTTAACAGAAACCTTAGAGACTAAGTGGTCACCCGTCCTAGACTTTAACGGGCTACCATCAATTAAGGATCCATATCGCCGTGCTGTTACTGCACTCGTTCTGGAAAATCAAGAGAAGGCTATGGCTGAAGAAGGTCGTCAGTCAAATCTTTTCGAATCAGCACCAGCTAATGCTACTGGTGCTGCAATCGGTAGCTATGATCCAATTCTAATCAGCTTGGTTCGCCGCGCACTACCAAACCTCATCGCATATGATATCTGCGGCGTTCAGCCAATGACTGGCCCAACCGGGCTTATCTTCGCAATGAAGTCGCGCATGACCAATCAGACTGGTGTCGAAGCACTATTCAACGAAGCAAACACTGCATTCTCTTCACAGAACAGTGCATTTACTCTCGGTAGCGTCGGTGCACACCCAGCCGGTAACACCAACCCAGTTCTGGGGCTGGGCGATTCCGGTTCTTTTGTTACTGGCAAGGGCATGACAACTGCTCAAGCTGAAGCTCTTGGAGATTCTTCTTCAAATGGCTTCGGTGAAATGGCATTCAGCATTGATAAGGTTACTGTTACTGCTAGAAGCCGCGCACTCAAGGCAGAGTATACCATGGAACTTGCTCAGGATCTTAAGGCCGTTCATGGTCTAGATGCTGAGACTGAACTTGCTAACATTCTATCAACTGAGATTCTTGCTGAAATCAACCGCGAAGTTGTTCGTACAATTTATCGGTCAGCAACACTCGGCGCTGCATACGGTACTACAACCGCTGGTACTTTCGATCTTGATACCGATTCAAATGGCCGTTGGTCAGTTGAGAAGTTCAAGGGCCTAATCTTCCAGATCGAGCGTGATGCTAACGCAATTGCTAAGGCTACTCGCCGCGGCAAGGGCAACATCGTGATCGTTTCTTCAGATGTTGCTTCAGCAATGGCAATGGCAGGCGTTCTGGATTATACTCCAGCACTTCAGGCTAATCTAAATGTTGACGACACTGGCAATACCTTCGCTGGTATGCTCCATGGTCGCATCAAGGTTTACGTCGATCCATATTTTGGTGGTTCAAGCAATGGTGATGAACTAGTCACTGTTGGTTATAAGGGCACTTCACCTTATGATGCAGGCCTATTCTATTGCCCATACGTTCCTCTCCAGATGGTTCGTGCAATTGGTCAAGATACCTTCCAGCCGAAAATCGGGTTCAAGACAAGATATGGAATGGTGGCAAATCCGTTTGCGACAACTGCTGGTGACGGTGTTGTTGGCGAACGTAATACTGCTAGCAATGCAAATATTTATTACAGAATATTCCGTGTGAAAAATCTCACTTGAGACTATATTCTTATAATAAGAAACGACTACTTAAGGGGGAGCTTCACTGCTCCCCTTTTTTTTTAGATGTTGACCAATTTCTTTCTGCTCTAACTCTTATCATTGTCTCACTTGTTTTTCTTTTTGTTTCTTCACTGCAAACTCTCGGATTCTTTGCTAAATATTTCTTAACACTCTCACTTTGTTTCTTCTTAGTCTCATCACTTCTTTTACTACCAATATTACCCTCAGTCATTTTTCGTGTAGATTCGCGCCGATCTTCTTCACTCATAGCAGCAAACCGTGCGCGCTTGGTGGCTTTCATCTTTTCTATTGCTACTATATCTAAACCATTAGCTGGGCATTGATTATATCCATTAGGCCATATAGTATTATATTTCTCCATATAGAAGTCTTCCCTATGATTCAATATTGCTCTATCAACATTTTCTTCTAATACTACATAATCGAATGCTTTCCATCCATGTTTTCTAATAGATCGATGGAAATAATAATTTGAGTTGCCACCCATCGCTTCACTAAGATGACTTGCTTTTCTCTGGTCTGGATGAATTGTTTGGCCGATATACTGCTTACCCGTTACTTTGTTCGTGTAACAGTAGATTATACCTGTTTGATATATACTCATAGCTGGAATACTCCTTGTTCTATTCTAGAGTAAGCAGATGCTCGTAACATCGTGGCTTACAACTCTATTTAGTGTATTCTCAGATTACATAAATACAATCATGGTAACAATCATGAGAGGCAATTAATGTTAACATTTAAGCAGTTTGTTTTCGAGGCATCCTTAGCTGTAGATGTGAATACACATAATTCAGCAAAGCTTCCGCCTGCTCTCCATACAAAGTCTTTTGGTGTAGATCCTTATAAACATCCAAAAATCTCACAGGCTTTCATGAAATTTGCTTTGAAATTTAAAAAAACTGGTCCAGTTTTAGCGAAAGAACAGGAAACTAATATATGCTAACATTCAAACAATTTTTAGAAGAAGATTGGTCTGACGTTAAACATCAGAATCCAACAGGTGGATTAAAAAAATCTGGTGTCATGGCCTATCGAAGAGAACATCCCGGCAGTCATTTACAAACTGCTGTTACAACTCCTCCCTCTGAATTGAAAAAAGGATCTAAAGCAGCAAATCGCCGTAAATCTTTTTGTGCTAGAATGTCTGGAATGAAGAGTAAACTAACATCAGCCAAAACAGCGCATGATCCTGATTCAAGAATTAATAAGTCACTCAGAAAATGGAACTGTTAAGTTATGAAAACATTCAAACAATTTTTGGAAGAAAGAAATAAAGTAATCAAAAAGACTACTGATGAAAAAGTAGGCAATGATCCTAAAGGTGTTCTTCATGAGCTTTTAGTGGGCCGTCATCTTAGAGACGGTAAGCATATGGTCAGACATAATGACGATGCTAATAGAACTCCCAAACAAGCTCATGATGATAACAGAGCTAAAGTAACTCCTGAGCAGTATAATGAAATTAATAGAAGAGCAAAGTCTGCTGCCGAAGATATCAAAAAACGATTAGGTAAAAAACAAATAAAAGACGTACACTGGACTTCTAAGCCTGGAGATATTAAGAAATCCACGGGAATTGAAGCTTCTCAGCAACAAGATGCTTCTGATATAGTAATTCATCATGGTGGTGGTAGACACACAGGCGTAAGTCTCAAAGTATCCGATAAATCTAAAAAAGTTCCTATTTCCAATCCAGGTTTAGAAGAAACTACTTATGGAGCAGGTAAACATTTAGAAGCACATAGAAAATCTATACACAAAGAATTTCCTAAAATTAAAACTATGAGTGTTGCAGAAAGAAAAGACTGGCTTAGAAATACTACTACGCACAATAAAAATAAAATCAAAGATATGAATAACAAAGTACTTGATAATATGGCTGGGCATATACACAAAGCTCTTAAAGATAAAACTCAAAAAGAGTTGGTAGCTCATATTAGAAAACATGTTCTGAAGGCTTTCCCAACTCCTGCTCAAGAAGCTGGTGTAGGAAATCACATGAGACATTCTACTACTGGCACAAATGGTAAATATAGCCATAGCAGTATCGATCCTTCCCAGCACTATGAACATATTTTAGCTAATCCTGAAAAGATTAGAGTTCATGTTGATAAAGCTGGGCAAGGCGTAGCTTTCAGCCATAATGACAGAGTTTTTGCAAGACATAGAATGAAATTTAATTCACAGAGCGATCCATTAAGCAGCGTCAAAGGAAGTGGAAGTGACACATAATGACAACTGAATCACTCCTTACAAAAATACCCGATAATACATCATTACTTCAGCCAACGAAGTTTACTCTTGTATTTCCCACTATGCCATTCCTTCGGTATTTTTGTCAAACTGCTGTTGTTCCTTCAATCTCTACATCGGCCATTCCAGTAGAAACTCCCTTTTCTAATACATACCGGCATGGTGATAAACTTATATTTGATGAACTAACAGTAAATGCTATCATTGATGAAGATATGCGGATATGGGAAGAAACATATAAATGGCTTGTATCGCTGACTAAGCCTACAGAATTCCCTGAGTATATCCGATATAAAGATTCTAGGGCTATGGTATATCATGATGCTATTCTTACGATCAACACAAATGCTAACATTCCTAATATCCGATTAAAATTCATCAATGTCCATCCACTCACATTAGGTGCTGTTAATTTCAATGTTGCTGACAATGCAGATACGACGCTCACAGCAGATATAACATTCAGATACGATTATTATCAATTAGACAGATTGTGATTGACAAGTTACTATTAATAGTGTATAATTACATTATATTATATTATATTATATTATTTCCTTACATATGAATGGAGTTATTATGAAACCACCAGTGGCTATAGACGATTTGATGGAAATGTGGATAAAAGATGCCGTTGTTGATGAAACCGAACCTGGGCAAGAAACTGCTAAGATATCTTCCCTTCATGCAAAATATCTTCGTATTCTAACACACCACAATCTTGTATGCAAGAAGCTTCTTTCAGATTATAACAAACTTAAATTTATCAAGTTTCAGTATTTTGGTGGTGATCTAAACAACACTGAAGACTTAGAAAAGTATGGATACGAGCCATGGGCCAAAAAGGTTCTAAGGCAAGATATTCCGATGTATCTTGATTCGGATGCAGAACTCAATAATATTCTACTCAAGAAAGTTATTCATCAAGAAATAGTTGACTTCTGCACTTCTGTCCTTAAAGAAATCAATAGTAGAACATACCAACTTGGAAACTTCATCAAGTGGGAAATCTATACAGGCGGAAAGTGATTCTATGAATAAACAAATTTATCTATATAGAGTCACACTTACTATGAAAGATGCTGAAAAGCTTTATTATATCGGCATAAGAACATGTAAATGTGAACCAGAAGATGATATTAAATATCAAGGTTCACCTGCAA